CGCAGGATTGTTAATATCCAAGTGGGCATGCTCTGCTACTCCTTCAGGAACTTTAGTTTCTGATACGCCGATAGGAAATTTACCGGAGCCAAAGATAACTTCTATAAGTTGTCCAAAGGCTGCAAGAACTTTAGTCTTAGTTACTTTAACAAATACTCTGGACTTTTCAGATTCTCTGAACTTTACATTCTTAGCATACAGACCTCTGTAGTTATGATAAGCAGTTAACCATCTACCTTCATCGAGGTCTCTAGCAGACTCAGCAGAAGTAAATCTGTCGTTTATAAGACCAATAAGATTTTTACGAAGATTTTCTTCTAGAGTAAGTTGAAGACCTTGTTCATCTTCAACTTGCTCAAAGTAAAGCTCATTAGCCGTTAATGTATTTTCTTCTGCCATAATCTTTAATCAGGCAGCACGCCAAGGTGAAGGAACTCAACCAAGAACGTAACCGTGGTTGCTGCTGTAGCTAAGTCTGCTCCGATTGGAGTGAGTCTACCGTATAGCGTTCTTGCAGAGGCTGTATAAAGAGTTCCTGCAATTACAATAGCTTCAGAAGTAGCAGGGCCACCTACAACACCAGCAGTTACGCTAGTACTGACAAATGCATTAGCTCCATGACCATGAGAGTTCTGGATAATGTACAAGGGTGCATTAGCAGTCCAAGTTACAGCAGAACCTCCATCATCAAGAATAGCTTCTGTTGCAATAATCTGAGTACCACCAGAAGAAGTACCTAATGAAAAGTCTACGTCATTACCACTACTACCACCTGTAACAATGTTACCTGCCGGAATAGCAATTAAGTTTCGTATAATAGTATCTGCTGGTTGAGTAAATGAAACATCTGTATTAGTGTCATCAGTTACTGCGATAGTACCCGTAGTTACAGAAGTCCATGAATTACAAATATGATCAGCAAGTTCTTGGACATCTCCTGCACGGGCAGAGTTACGTCCGGTATTTCTAATTTCAAAAACAGGATTTGCCATTTATATATCTCCTTTTAATATCCAAATTCAGCATCTGCTGGTGTATAAGCTTGTTCCATTCTTAAGTTTCTAAACTTACTAAAAATGTCATTTACCTTAGGTCTAGACATAATTAAATATCTTAAGGCGTCATAAGCATGATCAGGGGCGTGAGTATTCACGTCCTCTGGATTACTTTTATCTAAAGGAAGACCTTGCAACTCTTTTATAAGATTCGGACAACTGCTAAAAATCTGCAGCTTAGGTCTTCCATTAGGTTGTACTCTTAAATATTCGTGGATCTGTATCTTACCTTGTATTCTATTTTTATCTGATCTACGTAGCTTATGACCAGCTTTCTGTAAAGTTTCTCCTACGGTTGGACCTGTAGTACCTGTCCTATTCCATGCTGCAGTATCTAAAACTCCTTGAACACTATATGGATCTTCTAATTCCATGTTAGTGAGCATAACAGCTAAATCTTCTCCTGTAAGACCTTTCTTGTATAATTCTCTATAAATAATTAACGTGTTGTCATCAGGATCAATTGTAGCCCAAACACATGCACTTTCTGAAGCATAACCGTAGTCAATACCTTTAACTCTTTCCCAGCTTATAGGAATTTCAAAAGGTGGTATTACATGTACATCTAAATCAAACTCTGTAAATGCAGCACCTTCTGTAACATCCCAGTTACCTTCCAGAAGCTGTCTACGCTGAACTTCTGGAAGTGCTTTGAGCATTTGCTCATAGCGTCCATCTTGTGCCAGATAAGGATTATCTTCTAGTCTGGCAGTAATGAAACGTCGTGTAAGTCCATCTTGGCCTGTAAAACTTGTATTAGGCTCTTCTGGACTTACATAACGCTTCTTTACCCAATGTGCTCCTACACCACCGGGGTTAGCGGTACAACGCATGTAGGGCGTTATTTCTGAATCTGTAGTACGTAAACGTGATGCTAAATAGTTCCAAGAAAACTCTGTGTTTAAATGAGTGATCTCGTCAAAACCTATCCAAGAGTAAGCTTGACCCTGATACCTATAAACATCTGCATCTCTTTCAAGGAAACCAAACTCTAGCTTTGCTCCGCTAGGGAAGTTCCAGATCTTTTCTACTTCTCTGAACTTACACCCCGGAAAAGCTCTAGGGTAAAGCTCACGGGACTTATCAATAAGTTCCCGAAGTTCTGGCATAGACCTCCTTAGGATTAAAGCCCTGTGAGCAGATCTATGGCAATATCTTAAAGGATCAACAAGCATGGCATAAGACTTACCACCACCTGCTGCACCTCCGTAAAGAACATCAGTTTCTGAAGCTGCTAAGAAGTCTGTCTGTGGACCATCATTAGGCTGGAATATAACTTCTTTCTTTGCAGCCTCTTGAACAGTCGGTGAAAGTTCTTCAATGTCAGCATCTGTTACAACTTTACCAGCCTTTGTCTCAGTTTCAGGATCTTCGTCAAGCTTTGTTAAAGTCTTGGTTTTAGAATCTAAAGAGTTTTTAGCATTGGTTAATTGTTTTTGAAGCTTTTCAACTTGTTCTTTTTTATCTCTTACTTCCTGTCTAGCAGCTATCTTAGCCTGATTAGCTCTTGTATAATGATACTTACCTTTATTACCTACAGCTTCTCTTTCTTCTTTTACGTAGTTAGAAAGAGATTGTATAGATATACTATAACCTTCATGTTCTACAAATAATCTACCTTCCCTTATAGATTTGATAGACCCAGCAACAATGCCCTCTACAACCTTTTTTAATATTTTATATTTAGTTTCGTTGCGAACAAATTGTTTATTAGGTTTATCATCATCATACGCAAAAGGTGCTGTACCTTGTTTTCTTGGTTTAGTTTTCGGCAGCTTCAATATCTATTACCTTTTTTGCAGGAAGAATGAATAAAGATCCACCACTATCATCTACGCTAATATCTAACTTATCTGTCTTACTAACTCCAATACGATCCAAAATAGTTTGAGCCGCTTGTAACTTTACATTGGCTTGAGGAATAGGTTCATCTGATTCCATCACATGTACAAGTTTTAAAGCAGCTTTAGGTGCAGATTGAGCAAGGATCTGAGTGGCTAAATCTATTATTTCATTTTTAAGTGATTTTATAACTTGAAGATAGCTTCCTTCAGCATAGCCTGCTAAATTTGCTGCTAGTTTTGGATCACCTCCCGTTTGGATTAAACAGTCCAAGAACTTTTGTTGTCTTTCTGTTAAAACACGTTCTGATGATTTCTGTGGTAAATATTTATTCATAGCTGCCCATTATATAGCTGAATTTAAGATTTGTCAAGTTTTTATTGACAAAACAAGAAAACAACCCTATAATAGGCAAACACGCCTTCTAGAGTGTTTTTAAAAGTTTTTAAAACTTATAAATAAAAATAGATATTTATTTATAAGTATATTAGAAGTTTTTAAAAGCTTTTAGAAAGGTGATCCGGCTAAAAGTTCCCCGAAGGTTGGACAATTTTAAAAGTTGTTAAAATGTTTTTGAATGTATATATATAGGGGGAGGGTGGCATGGCCTCCTGCCTACCCCAGAGCCTACTCCTTTTCAAAAGCTTTGTCAAGACTCCTCACCGAAAAAAAAACTGGCACAACTTTTGCAAGGCTTTTAAAAAAGAGCCCTGCAACATTTATACCAGTTTCCGCAATTTTTTAATACTTTCCAAAAAGGAATTAATCTTCTGGAAACTTTCCAAAAGGTTTGACAACTTCCCCCGCCGTTTAAAAAGGTTTTAAAAAGCAACGCTATATACTTTTAAAAACTTTACCAATCAACGAGTTATATCCATTTCCCACATCCTTTACTTTTTCCTATAAAGGAAGCAATACAATCTCCAATATTCTTCCATTATTTAGTACTTGCCAAGTCTCATTCCACGCTGTAGAGTTCGCTTCATCAATTCAACAACACGAGAGACACATGCGAAAAGTTACACAAAAGATTGTTACAGCCTTTGCACAAGGCAAACCCGCCGCAAGCGGCAACACCACAACAGACGGCAATGCTATCTGGCTACATGGTAACAGGATTGCACAGCGTGAAGAGGACGGTTCAGTTTGGGTAACGCTTGCAGGATGGCCGACAGTAACAACCCGTGAACGTATCAACGGACTATGTGAAGAGTTGTGTGTTGGTTTCCGAATCTATCAAAGGAACCATGCACAGATTCTAACCTATAGGGACTCAAACCTAGCACAAGACATTGATTCAAACGAAAAAGTTTATGTAAATATGGGACAATCTTTCAACATAACCGAGGCAGACCGACAAGCTTAAAAACAAAAAATCCTGAGTAAGATTATAAACTGCTCTTTTTTTACTCTGGATATTCGTGGTAGAGTGTCCAAAGTAAAAGAAAAAAGGAGAAAGAAATGTCACAGGAAAAAACTTGTGAAAACTGTGGACAACCTACAAAGTATTTTGTTAGACTTGCAGAAAACCTAGACAAGGTGATTTGTGGGGAATGTATAAAGGAAATTATGAGGAGTGAGAAATGACATTTAACGAAATACACTATGAGCTTGAATACATCTTGAGCATAGATCCACGCTCGCCGGGCGCAAACTTCAAGCATGATCCAGATTGCTTTGCGAGATACTGCAAAATGCAAGAGCGACGGATTCTTAAGAGCGTGAACACACAACTGGGTTTTTTCAGTGAGGAGGTGACACGGATTCTTGAGGGCGTGACAAAATGAACATCATAGTTACAAT